AGGATATTAGAAACGGAGCTATCCGTGACCTAATAAAGAATTATAAAGTATGTTTTTCTAACAAAAAAAATAAAAATATAAATTTTAAAATGAAATTTTGTAGCGTAAAAGATACTCCAAGTATAGAAATTCCCAATACATCTATATCTATAAAAGAAAAAAAAATATTTATATTCAAGACATTTCTTAAATCAGGAATAAAAACAGGTAAAAAACAATTAGATAATTTGGATATTAAATACTACTGTAGATTACAAATTATGAACAATGAATGGTTTTTAATTGTTCCTTATAAAAAAGAAATACAAAAAGAAACAGTAGATTTAAGACATGATTTTTGTGCTCTAGATCCAGGAACAAGAACATTTCAAACAATTTATTCTCCAGAATTATGTTTACAAATTAAAGTAAATAAAGACAAAATAAAATATTATACTAATAAGAGTGATAAATTTGATTCCTTGAGGAAAAAGAAAAAAATAACAAGAAAAAGACATAAAAGGAGAAAAAGAAGAATATATTCAAAAATATCAAATTTAATAGATGATATGCATTTTAAAACAATAAATTATCTAACAAAAACATTTAAACATATTATTATACCAGTATTTCAAACTAAAAATATTGCTATGAAATCAAATAATAAATATTTGAATAGAGATTTGATGCTCATGAAACATTATAGTTTCAGAACAAGATTACAGGCGAATGGATCGCTTAACAAATGTCATATTGATGTTTGTACCGAAGAATACACTTCGAAAACATGCGGATCATGTGGGTTGCTTAATAACGTTGGTAAATCAGAAATTTATAATTGTTTTAAATGTAAAACAATAATAGATAGAGATATCAATGGTGCAAGAAATATAGCAATAAAAAGACTTTCCGAATATAAATCTTATAAAAAGAATAAGGAAAAAGGAAAGAAAAATATTAATATTATTACGTTGTAATAAGATTAATACCCATGGAGCTACACATGGGTTAGAGGCACAAGTATACCCTGATAAATACGATCTTTAATTTTAAATTCAATTGTTTATCTTTGTATGCTGGCTACCGTAGCGGTCTAAACAGAATCCTATTGAAGAATCAAATCAAGCATGGACACTAATGAATTCTCAATGTCAATCTTCTATTGATACATATAATAGACTTCTTACACAGCGGAGCTGCGTGCGCCTGAAATTGCCAGAAGTATTCTTCCACAAAGTATGTATTCTCTTTTTTTTGAAACTGGTTCACTTGGTGCATATGCACGTATTTGTAATCTTCGTTTAGATACATCGGCACAAAAAGAAATTCGTGAATATGCTACTGCTATTCATCAATTAATGACTGAACGATTTCCTATTTCATGGGATGCTTTAAGTTGTAAATTTAAAAATTCGGAGTAGAATTAATATTTAATAAAATATAAGATAAAATTTAAAAAAAAAATAATATATAAATGGCAGGAAACATTTCATTAGAATCAGCGATTAGAACTTGCAAAGTCGATACGGCGTATGCCAATAAAGTTGAATCAGATAGATTTCTCAATCCTTCGAATATGATTTGTCCTATATGGAACGGATTGGATACTGCAAACAGAAGGGTTTGTGCAGATTCTTTTAATACGAAATCTGCTGGTTGCAATAGTGCAGAAGATAGAGTCATGGTCGAAAACAATCTAAGACCTCAGTATATGGAATACATCAATTTATCAGCGAATGGAATAGATGGATCTATATATGGGGCTGGAACGCGTGATGTTTATGGGAAAACCATGGGATGGGTAAATTCTGGACAGAAAAGACAGGATTTAGCAGAAGCGCAAGCCAGGACAGGAAGTTTCGGAGAACAATTTCCAAGCAAAGTAACTTCATCTTGTAGCAGATATGCTTATGAACAAGGAATGAATCAGGTTGGAGGTAATCCATCTCCTCAGGTAATGAATGATTGGAACAGACGATAAGAATATTAGTAGAGTTTTAATTTATACGGGTTGTAGTAATAAATGAGTTGTCTTTTTAATAGTTTATCTTATTTTATAAATATAAAAAATAACCGAGAAGCGGCCGCTGGCGACACCGATTCCAGTTACTGTATAGGGAATCAAGAGAGAATCGACTTCGGACCGAGTATAGGACGCAGAGCGGTAGATGGAAATATAATGAGATCAATAATATGTGATTATTTAGAAAAAGATCCAATAATATTTGATGATATGAATGTTTCTAAAATAATAGAACCAGACCAAATAAATGGTTATGTAGAAAATATGAGAAATGAGAATACGTATGGAGGAGCCTTGGAAATTAAATCTTTTTGTAAAATTTTTAATTTAAATGTTTTGATTAAAAGTATACCAAACAATAGGGACATTGAATTTCTAGAGAATAGAGAATATTGTTATATAGGGTTATATTGGACTGGAGATCATTTCGAGCCAATAGTATGCTAAATAAATTTTTTACAAAATTTATTTAATTATTTATCTAGAATACAACCTTTAATATATTTATGAGTGTCTGTTTCTATATTATTTCCAAAAAAATCTTTTTTTGTTTTTTCACTTAATATATAGCATCTCATTGTAAATTTAAATTCGGAAGGGTACTCCCCATTTTTTAAATAAAAGTTTAAAGATTTTCTAGAATAAGGAGATAGAAAATTAAAAATTTTAAAATCATCGTTAATATCACACACACCGAAGATGTGTGTACTATCGTATTTAAATTTGCAAATAACATCACTTTTTATATCTGATATAATATCTACATAGCAAGACCCGCTGAAAGCGAGATCGTAATTATATACTAGATCGCCGGATCCTCCTTCGACTTCGCACCGAGTACCTCTTCGAGGAAACGGGTCGCAGGTGACCTCGGAGCCTACGGCGGACGAAGTAATATTAATAGTTTTAATAGAATCAAAAAATATATTGTCATATGAATGTATATGCATATTTCTTATAGCATCATTTAAATTATTAACGTGTTTTAAATAGATTGGACTAATTTTTATAAGTATTTCATCTATCTTTTCATTTAAATACATTTATTATATATATATATATATAATACACATCTTCGATGTGTATTTTAAATTCTTTTATAGTATTTATCAGTAAGAACAACAAAGATATCTACCCATTTCCAGATAGTATCTTTGTCTTCTTGGTCAAGCCGGCCTTGCATCCAAATATCTTTGAATTTATTTACTTTACTATCTCCAAAATATGAAAAAACATTATTTTTTAAAAAGAAACTTTCATCTCTTGTTTTAATCATTTTTTTAAGAAGATCGTCGTTTTCATATATTTTTAAAGAAAATGCTTTAATAACATCTTCTATATTGACACTATCGCTAATAAACATTCTTCCAATAATAAAATCGCTTTCATCTGGAAGCAATGTAATTAATTCATCCATAAAAGAAATCAATGAAGATTTAAATTGGGCTAAAATTCTGATGGGATTCATTTAATATAAACATACTTTTAAATTCATATCGATGCTGCTAAAGCAGTACCTAGCCGATACCAATTTGATAATAGATATAAAAAGTAATAAACATTGGTTTATTATTCTACATATAATAAATGTTTAATGATTACAATATAAAAAAAAGTATAATAATTCTACTTTTTTTATTTTTTATATCTTTGCTTTTTACTTTTTATTTTTTAATGGAATTATTAAATCGTAAAATAGACGGAATTGGACACTGGGTTGACACGTCTGATATAGATAAATCTACTGGGTATAGAATACAAATTTATAGAATTTTACAATCGCCTGTTAATGACGGTAAAAAATGTGGGTTTTCAAATGGAGATATAAGATTGACCAATAAAAAATGTTCTGTTTCATGTGTTGGAGAATGGGTAGATACAGATCAATGCGACCCATTGACAGGTACTAAAATTAAAAGATATAATATAATACAACAATCTTTGAATGGAGGTGATGTGTGTGAATTTAAAGACGGTGATACAATGATAGGAACTACATTATGCAAAGTAAATTGCATGGGAGAATGGGTGGATACAGAAGTTTGCGATCCGTCTACTGGATTTAAAGTACAGAAATATAAAATATTACAGACAAATTTAAATGGAGGAATAGCTTGCATATACAAAGATGGTGAATCTAGAGTTGGAAATACAGAATGCAAGGTTTCATGTATAGGAAAATGGTCCGAACAATGCAACGAATCAACTGGATATAAGTCACAGACATATAATGTAATACAAAATTCCATTAACGGAGGTGATTCGTGTCCTTTCTCTGATGGACAAGAAAAAAAATTAGATATTAAATGTCCAATTTCATGCATAGGAGAATGGAAAGATACATCTCCTTGTGATACGAAAACTGGATATAGAATTCAAACTTATTCTATAAAAAGACCTGCGATGAACGGAGGAAACTCGTGTCTTTACGTCAACGGAGAAACAAAACACGAAAGATGCTGACGCCGTGTACCTCGACTTCGGAGAAGCCGGCCGCAGAGCGGTCGGCCTGGCCGCCGCCAGAGGCGGTGAACGACGATTTAAATAATAATAGTATATTATATATAAATGGCGGGTATTAAAATATTACATCCAGAATTTCTCAAATGTCTTCCATTTGTAAAAAATGATATTTTATTTATGTTTTTTAAAGATATAATAGCAGGTATATTTCCAGAGAATGCTTATATTAATAAAAATGTTTTTATTTCAAAAAATAAAAGTTTTGATAATTTTAGAATAGATATAGAAGATGCTGGCGAATTATATGAACAAACAAAAAATGTTATTTCAAAGTCAAATAAACTAAACATAGAGCTGAAGAAAGAAAAAATGTTCAACTTTCTTAAAATAAATCCGGATATATCATGGTCAAATATTAAAAAAAAAAAAATTAAGGAGTGTCTGATAGACGATTTTACAGAGTCAAATAAAAAAAAATATAATTTAAATACGAAACAGATAAGGTTTCTTATCTATTATATATACGTTTGTCTTATTTTTAAAATAATAAAACCGAAAGATATACAACTATCTTTTTTGAAAATAATGAAAATAAAAGGAATAAACTTTGATAACAAAAAATTTTCAATAGCTGAAAACATATACGACGATTTAACGATTATTAATGAAACACCTCAAATTATTAACGATAAAAACACAATGGAATATCATTGGAAACATATAATGAATTAAATTATTTTATAAATAATTTAATTTTATATAAATGAAAAAACAATATCTATCAATTCTAATAATTTTTTTAATTTTCTTAATAAGTTTTTTATTCTTTTTTTGGCCTCGGTCTTCATGCGATCGAGGTGGCTGTGGACCTCAAAGAGGCCCGCGGCTCCGCAGTGGAGCTGCCGTAGGCGGTCAACAAATAGATAATTTTATAGGGCACGATGCTGGTGGATTTAATATTTCATCTGCAATTCGAGGATACGACCAAAATAAACCAAAATATAAGTATTGGATACCAGGATATAACAATACGAGTATTTACAAAAATTGGATATATGACAATAGAATATGTAAAGATGTAAATTCATTAGATGATTTAATAAAATGTATTCCAGAAATAAAAAATTGGGAAGTAGACTCAAATAAATGGAGAGAAATACGTCCGTTTTACTAAGCACAGGATGGTTATTTGTTTCTAAGAAAAAATTTTATATATTCAACATTTGTACTTATTTCATTAGTTTCAATAAAAGTTTTTAATTTATCATAATTTGGAATAGAACAAAATGGTATATCAATAGGACTCTTAGTATAATTTCTAAATATTGATCTTACTTCTTTGAATTTTAAAAAAGAAATATCAATATTTATACTATCTTTAATGTTTTCCAATGTTTTATATTTTTTTATAAAATTAAAAGATTTTTCTATGCCAATTTTAGGGATATTAGAATTGTAATCCGATCCACATAATATACAAAAATCAAGAAAAGATCCGTCCATCATATCAATTGTATTTAATAATTCATCATAATTTATATAAGTACACGTGTCGTCAAAAATATTAATATTTAAAATAGTCATAGGATTTCCATATGCAAAAACATCACTATCTTCTGTTAAAACAGCATCTATTTTTTTTTGTATACATAAATCGGAACACAACGTCTCAGCTTCCATCGGCGCTATAATCCACGGTATAGAAAATATATCAAACATATTTTTTGTCATATCATAATCTACCTGTGTTATTGAAAAAATATATCTTTTCATTTTTTCTATTTTATTTTGTATAACCTCAATATTTATTTTTATACAGTCTCCCAAGGCTCCAATATTATAAAAGAGGGGCCGCTGGACATCAGACTCGTCCCAACTAACTTTGGACTCTGTTTCACCCCCGAAGGGGGCGGCGTCTACGACGTCACCGCCTTTGGTAGAGGCCGCTTCGACCGCTCTGCGGCCGGCTTCTCCGAATTCCAGGTCACCTTCTACTGAGGCGGCCTCTCCGAGGTCATCTTCCGAGCTACCGCGGGATACACAATCGACGCCGCTAAAGCGGTCGGTATCACCTCTTTCACCTCCGAAGGAGGAGGCCGCTCCGCGGTCAAAAGCGGCCTCTCCCAGAAACCCCCCATCGCTCCTAGGTGACTCGGGTGGCCTGATGTGAACGGCTGGTCTTCGTAACAATGTCTGGGAAGCGACTCTTGTATTTAAATTTTGATTATAAAAATACATAACTTTTTCCAAATTATTTGTTACAATTCCAGAATTGATGTATTCTTTCAAATCATTTTCCAATATATTTATTCTTTCTATATTTCTCTGTCGTGAAATCTTTCTTTTTGCATGTTCTATGTTTTTTTCAACCGGAAATCCACCGTCATAAACAAATAAACAATTTATGTTGTTTTTTCTCAAGCATATAATCATTTTAATAAAAGCGTCTAGCCATCGTTTACCATGACTTATTTTAAATCTACATATATAGATGGAAATATCAATAGCTATTTTCATATTTTTGAAATTTGACAATTTTACAATTTTAAATAATTGTGGATATCTTGTTCTTAAGAATTTTGTTAAATTTTTAATTCCCATAAGGTTCTTATATATAATACCACTTTAAATTATCTCAACTATATACTTATAATAATAATTTTTATACTATATATATATATATATGCATAAATAAATGACTTACTGTGGAAATAATGCATTGTATCCAGAATTATTATCTGGAACTGTAAGACTTGGTAATAGACACGAATGTTTTAAAAAAGGTGTGGGGGTTGGCCTTAATATTCCATCTAGATGTGATCCATATAGAAAAAGAACTGTAAGCAATATATATTGTGGACTTTCTGTACCGCCAGTCGGTTATATACACGGAAATCCTCTTGATTGCAAAAGAAAAGGAATTGGGGTTGGAATTTCTATACAATGCCGAGGAAGAGGAAGAGGAAGAGGTCGTGGCCGTGGCCGTTTATAAGAAATCTTACCGAAACCTCGGTTATTTTTTAACGAATGGACATTTTGGAGATCTGGATTTTAATATCAACCCTTCTGCTATATAACAACACTCATATTCAAATTGAAGATCGTAAAGATAATAAAACCCATCTTCATCATCTAAAATATCTTTGGCTATAATTCTTTCATAATTTTTAAAATATTGACATTGTTCCTCTTTATCTTTATATTTTATAACATGAATATTGGTTATAATCAATCTATCTCTCGGTATATTTGTTTCAAAATAATCTTTTGGAAATATTACAACATCTAAAATTGTCTGTGGTGTAATTAATTGTTTTATTACTTTAGATACTTTGTAAATCAATTTGTCTTCAATCGATGAAACTACATAGTCTCCTTTTTTAAGATATTTAATTTCTTTATATGTTAAATCTGGTAATAAAATCTTAGTTGATCCAGGTACACATGTCAATGTATCTACAAAAATACCGAATTGTATTCCGTTTATTGCTCCTAATCCAGTAGATAAATCATATCCTTGTAATGCGCGAGTTACTGTACTATCTGCAGCCCCTGTGGCTCCTGGATTTCCAGGAAAATTGTTTCCTCCAGTAGTAAAATCAAAAAAACAATTTGATGGCGCATTATATAAATAATGATTGAACCCGTATGGTGCATATCCATTTTTTGCAATGCTTCCTGGTTGAGATAATCCATATATATTCCCTATTAATGCTGCCAAAAGTGGAGTACTCGCACTTGTTCCTCCTGCAATAAGAAACCCAGGAAAAAAACTTGTATCAACAAACCTGTAATCTTCTGCACTAAATGAAACATCTGGTATATATCTCGTTATATTTGTTAAATATGGAGGATTGGATCCAACTGTTGGATATACTGGATTTGTTGATGGTACAACTGGATTGTTACCATCTGTATTGAAAGTTATATCCATTTGATACGATGGCCTTAATGTAAAATATGCTTGTCCTCCCCCCCCTCCATTCCAGGCAGATTCTGGACTTGTACGTGGATTACTTCCTCCAACCCCAGTTACATACTGTGAACATGCAGGCCATGGTACTTGAAAATCGGAATTTGTTTCTATCCCCGTATCTCTATTATAAAGAGGTGAAAAACACCCAAAATCCCCAGTGCAAAAACAAACAGTCATTCCTGCATTTATACACTCCTGGAATAATATTTCGTGTTCATTATAAAACTGGGTACTAAAAAATTTCCTCACTCCTCCTATTATTTCTGTTTCAAACCCCGTTGATGATGACGTAAATGCACAACATCCTAAATTTTTTGCTTCTAGTATAGAATAATAATAATCCCCTATTCCACCATCAATTCCGGTTTGGAAAAAATAAATATTGGAATATGGACATGCCAACGCCACTATCTGTGTGTCAAGATTTTGCTCTCCTCTAGTCCCGCTCGGTAACAAATTTGGATCATATGCAGCTGTTCCTGTCGGTCCTGTATACCCTCCACCCCAGGTTCCTACTCTTATTCCAACAATTTGCGGTGGTGTAATCCCCCCTGGAACTATTCCCGTTGATCCTGTATTATTATACACTATATTAAATACACGATTCAAATCTGATTGTGAAAATGATCCATACCCCCCCGCTACTCCAATTGATGGTCCTGTCGGCCCTCTTGGTCCGCTGAATGTTGGGAAATTATAATACGTACCCCATTCATTTGCCCATCGGGCCCCCCCATAAATACCAGTTAACCCTCCATTCGGGCTTATAAATCCTGTAGGTCCTGTTGCCATTTTATATTATAAATTTATATATTTTTTTAAATTATACACAACGAAAATGTGTAATTTTAAGTTTAAAGGCTTGGTATACTTATAATAATGTCAACAGAAGTAACCTGTGAATATTGTAATCATACATTAAAAAATATTTTGATGCTTAATAAACATCAGAGACTATCAAAATATTGTCTTGTTACACAAGGGAAAATAGAAGATAAGAAGAAACTAAAAAAAGAACAGAAAGAAAGAATAGAAAGTGAAAAAGAAAAAGAAAGAGAAATAAAAAGAAAAGAAAAAGAACAAGTGAAAGAAAAAATAGAAAGTGAAAAAGAAAAGAAGAAAGCCAATCAATTTATATGTGACTATTGTAAAGTTAAATTTTCATCTAAAAATAGTTTATTTGGACATTTGGATATATGTTTGGATAAATATAAGAAGATTATAGAAGACAAGGAAAAAATAATAGAAGAAAATAAACAGATTATACAATCGACCGCTCTGCTACCGGCCGCTCCTCGGTCACATCCTTCAGAGGAGGAGGCCGCGCCGCGGTTACCGCTAAAAGAAAACACCCTCTCTATTTCTCCAAAAAAACCTCTTGTTCTAAATGATATAACAATCGAAGTCAACCCTGTTTCCTTGATGATTAACGCAACCCAGATGTGTAAAGCCGCTGGGAAATTATTTGCTGACTACCAAAGACTAAGTGGTACAAAAGACTATTTACAGGCTCTGGAATCCAATATGGGAATCCCCATATTGGAATTAATCAAGGTTGACGTTGGTGGAAATCATTCTGGAACGTGGGTTCATAGATTGGTAGCAGTTCATTTGGCGCAATGGCTGTCTCCTTCATTCGCCGTCCAAGTCTCCCTTTGGGTTAAATCGTTAGAAGATCACAATGACTTACTTATTGATGAAAATAAAAGATTAAATTCTATTAACAGGCTCTGCATAGAAAATAAAAAAATAAAAGAAAACAACCTCTCTATTTCTCCAAAAAAACCTCTTGTTCTAAATGATATGACAATCGAAGTAAACCCTGTTTCCTTAATGATTAACGCAACCCAGATGTGTAAGGCCGCTGGGAAATTATTCGGTCATTATAGGTCTCTAGATTCAACCCAAACCTATTTACAGACTCTGGAATCCATTATCGGGATCCCGATATTGGAATTAATCAAGGTTGACGTTGGTGGAAATTCAAAAGAACAAGGAACATGGGTTCATAGATTAGTAGCAGTTCATTTGGCGCAATGGCTATCTCCGTCATTCGCCGTCCAAACTAATGCAACGCTAGTGCCCATTGACATTGCTCCACCGTGTTGCACAAACACAAATGGTGCAGAAATAGTTGAATTTGTTTTAAAATTATCAAATGGAACTGATTTTATTGTACCAGTTCGTCGCGATGGATACGTCAATGTAACAAAAATTTGCCAGGCTGCTGGTAAGCGTCTTCAGCATTACAAGGACGGAGTTGATAATAAACACTTTTTAGATCGTTTTGTAGCGTTAACCGGGATCTCGGCGAACGCTATTTTTAAAGTAGTTCAAGGTGGAAATATAGCAAATGTTGAGCAAGGTACTTTCGCCCATCCAGACATAGCAATTCATATCGCCCAGTGGTGCAGTGCTGATTTTTCAATTCAAGTTTCACGATGGGTTCGACAATTAATGACGACAGGTCGTGTGGAGCTCGGAAATGAAATGAGAACCAATCAATTGGATAATGAATATAAAAAGAAAATAGAAGACCTTACTGGAGCAGTTTGCGAAGAAAAAGAAAAATATATGCAGGAAGCCAATAGGTGTAAAGACCTTGAACTAACAATTAATCGAATCGAAGAAGATAAGATAAAAAAAGAAGAATATGAAAAGAAAAAAATAATTGATAATCTAAATACAGCAATTTCTGTGTTCTCTACGGAAACAAAATCCAACTTAAATTTCCATGAAGAAAAGGAAGTTATTTACCTTGGGTATATAGGGAATTTTCTTTTCAAGTATGGTCAAAGCTCAAGCTTCAAGGATAGATTGGGAACCCATGAGAAATCGACATCGTATGAAAAGTTTGAAATAGTAAAGGTTTTTGCGTGTAAAAATCCTGTTGTTTCCGAAAGGAGAGTACGAGAGTGGGTTCGAAAGAACAAATTGGAGTATGAGTACAAGCCAGATGGAGAGGCCGCTCGAGGGCAGAGAGAAATAATAAAAATAGAAAGCAAGGAGATGTTAGAGAGGGTATGCAAGGCGATGCACAAGTATAGTAATTTTAATATAAATAAGATGTCTGAAGTAGAAGTAGATATTAAAAGAATAGAAGCGGATAAAGAGGTGAATATTAAAAAAATAGAATCGGAAATAGAGATTAAAAGATTAGAAATAGAGATTAAAAAAACCGAAGCGGAAGTAGAGATGAAAAAAATTGATTTATTGGCGGGTGGTAAAATAACGTTTGAGCAATATATAGAATTAAAAAATTTAAAATAAATTAAAATAATAAAAATATTTTTATATTGTAAAAATATTTTTACAATATAGCAAACGGTTCATAGA